TTGCCTTTACATCTGGTGCAGGATCAATAACGATTCCAATATCAAACATAGTAACAGTTAGTGGTTCTCCACTTACCGCTTCAAACTTCAATGTTCAGTTTAGAATTGAAGGAACAAATCCAATTGCTTCAGCAATGGAGATACCTGCACTAGCAGGGGCTGGAACAAACCTAGTAATAAATTTTGATGCAGTTCAATATAGCAGTGGTAGTTGGTCAGTCCTTACTGGGAGTAAGACTGTCCATTTATTTATCTCTATAGTTTAACAAAAATGGTATAATCTTTACAGAGGTGACCACATGGCTGTAGAAAATATAGGAAGTTTAGTACCAACTAAAATCCCAGCATTAATTGATGATGCGAACATTCAGGATGCGCTAAAAGCGTATCACTATGGCTCCTATGATTTTGATACTGCAGAAACAGATCCAGCAGAACTTTTAAATCCATCTATTGCTTACACAATTAATGATTTACAAGATCAAATAGATGATCAAACTGCATTAGAATTAGCAGCAAGAAATATATCTTCAGCACAAAACTCTGCCCCAGTTGCAGCAAACTTTACAGCATTTTCTGCAACAATTCCAAATGGATATATTTGGGTAGACAAAGATGCAGCAGCACCAGTAGGGTACATATCAGCAACATCTGTTTACACAGCAACACAGCCAACAACTGGGTTAGCAAATGGAGTTATTTGGATTAAAAAAGGATCAAACCCATTAGAAATGTATGTTTATAATGGCGACACTAGCACTTTTAATCAGGTGATTTAGTGCCAACATCATTTAATTACGACGGCAAGCCAGGATATATATATAACGCAGCAGACGATGTTTGGTATGAACTATCTGGCAAAACAGATACATCTGGAACTTTTGAGTGGGCTGGTCTACAAACTTATTTATCTGCTGTAACAATGCTTGAATCTCTTGTTGCAAAAAAAGGTATAAATAATTACCTTAACCCAGCAGCAAGAGATGCATCAATTACCTCTCCAACGGCTGGATCAATATGTTTCATAAGGCAAGATGGATCTGGTAATGTAATAAACCAACTTCAATACTATTCTGGTTCTTCTTGGGTTGCTTTTATTCCAGCACAAGCAGGAAGCGCTGGGAAATTTTTGCAAACAGATGGTATAATTACATCGTGGTCAGACGTTCCAGATCCAACCACAACTAGTTTTTTAACGATGGGAGGATAATAAATGCCAACAGCATATAAAGTACTCGGTCAAAACAATCCAAGTGCAACAACTTTAACAACACTTTATACAGTTCCAGCATCAACTTCAACAGTAGTCTCATCAATAACTGTTGCAAACCTTGCAGCCTCATCAGCAACTTTTAGAATTGCAGTACGGCCAGCAGGAGAATCAATTGCAAATAAACACTATATTGCATACGATGTAACAATTGCAGCACTAGACACACTAACTTTGACATTAGGACTAACTTTAGCAACAACAGACGTTATATCAGTTTATGCCTCAACAGCAACAATGGCTTTTTCAGCATACGGATCGGAAATTTCTTAATGACGATTAGAAGTTTAAAAAGTGGAACATTAAATACTCTGCAAGTTAGTGGAGTATCAAGTGTTGCAACTCCAACAGGTCCCATAACTGCTCCTACAATTTCATCAATTTTAACATCATCGGCAGTTGTCACTTTTACTCCAGCAACTGTTGGATCAACTGCAACAACTTTTACAGCAGTTTCAAGTCCAGGCGGAGTTACAGTTACTGGTGCATCCAGTCCATTAACAATAACAGGATTAAGTCCTAGCACAACATATACAATTGCAGTAAGAGGAAATAACGCAAATGGAAATGGTCCATTTGGTACATCATCTGCTTCATTTACTACTGCTGAAAATTATAGTTTAAGTGTTAACTACTTAGTAATTGCTGGTGGTGGCGCTGGCGCTGTCCGTGGTGGTGGTGGCGCTGGTGGATATAGAACAAGTGCTGGAACAACAGGTGGTAATGGCGCTGCTGAATCTGCAATAACCACTGGTCCCTCAACAACTCATACTGTAACAGTTGGCGCAGGTGGTAGCAACTCTGTATTTTCTACTGTAACTTCTACTGCTGGTGGCGCTGGAGGTGGTGGTGTTGGTGAAACTGGTGGATCAGGTGGATCAGGTGGTGGTGGCGGTAGTTTTGGTGGAGCAAGAACCGCATCTCCAGTTCAAGGATTTGCTGGAGGCAATGGACTTTTTAATGGATCCTCCTCACTAGGCGGTGGTGGCGGTGGTGGCGCTGGTGCTGTAGGAGGTGCTGGGTCAAGTCAAAGATATGGCGGTTTTACTGGTGGCGCTGGAGGTGCTGGTCTTGCTAGTACTATAACTGGATCTTCAGTTACTCGTGGTGGCGGTGGCGGTGGTAATGGTGGAGATACTGTTGGTGGCGGTGGTAATGGTGGCGGTGGTCAGGGAGCAAGAAATACTGCAGGGGGTAATGGAACTGTAAATACTGGTGGCGGTGGTGGTGGCTCTAGCCAAACTGGTGGTACTGCTGGCTCTGGTGTTGTAATTATAAGTTATGATTCTGCTAAAACAATTAATATTGGTGCTGGATTAACATCTAGTTCAGCAACATCTGGTGCAAACACTGTTGTGACATTTACTGCTGGTACTGGAAATGTGAGTTGGTTATAATGGCACATTATGCATTCTTAGATGAAAACAATATAGTCACTGAAGTTATTACAGGTGTTAATGAAAACATTACGCAAATTGATACAGATGGCACAGAAGTAGGTGGATCTGGTGAAGCCTGGGAAAGTTTTTATGGAAATTTTCGGAATCAAGTTTGTAAAAGAACATCTTATAACTCTTTTGCTGGCAAAAAAAGAAATCCAGAAACTAATGAATTAACAGAAGAAACTGGATTTAGGAAAAACTTTGCACAAATTGGATATACATATAATCTAGAACTTGATGCTTTTATTTCACCAAGTCCATACCCATCATGGATTTTAAATGAAGAAACTTGTTGTTGGGATGCTCCAACTCCTAAGCCAGTTGTAGAAGGTAAAATATATGAGTGGTCAGAAGATGACCTATCTTGGCAAGAAATAGTAATAGAATAACAATAATTAAAATATAATACCCTCCAAGCCAAAAGCAAGGAGGGTATTTTTATATTAAATTATATTACTTACATGGATATTTGTTGTACCATTCTTGATACCGCTTTCCATTTACGGAACTCCAAGAAGACCAATCTTTTCCACCCTTAGTCATATGAAGAGCAATTTGAGCATTAACTACTGGGTTTAATAACTCAGCATTTGAGTCTAATTCAAACTTCTCTCTACGATCTGAGCCTAAGTCTCCAAGCATATTTATTTGAAATACACCATAAGAACTGTCTCCAGTTTTTACGTTACCGTTGAAAGCAAGAGGACGACCATTAGACTCTGCTTTAGCAATAGCACAAGCAGACCTCAAGGTCTTTCCTTCAAACCCTACATGACGTAACATATCCACCAGTTGCTCATCAGTTAAATTATGAGCATTTTCATACTTTTCTAATCTTTTGTCTTTAGAAACCAAAAAAGCCACCTGTTGGGTGGCAGACTTAACGGACTCTTTAATTAGTAAGTTGTTTTCATTTGTAGCCTTTGCTGTACCCACAAAAACGGTACTGCAAATAACTAACGATAATACCCCTAGCCAAACATTTGCTTCTCTCATTGTAAAATACCTCCTAGAGAACAAATGCTACCAAGTAGGTAGCATATATTAATTATACCACTATTTGGACTTTATAGTCAAATACCCGCATAAAAATAAAAAATATTTATAATATTACTATTAGTTAGTGGTATAATGATAAGATTATGGCAACATTTAGAGATCAAGCAACTGGTGCATATTCAATAGGCTCTGTTCCACCAACAGTTACCTGGACAGTTGTAAAAGGCGATACCGCTGCATTTAGGGTATACGTAACAGATGATAATAAAGTTCCATTAGACATTGCTGAATGGTCTATTGAGATGGAAGTTAAAAGGCCAACAGTAGCGGGTAACTTTAATGATGCAAATCCAGCAAGTGTATTAACAATTTTCCCAACAGCCACGGCATCTGATGATGAAGGAGAGTTCACAGTATCCCTGACATCAACACAATCAAGAAGTTTAAATACAGGTGATATTTTTGACATTGAATTAAGCGATGCAACTAGGGTTTGGACAGTTGCTCGTGGCACTCTGACAATCATTGAGGACATTACTAACGGTCAAGAGTCATAATGGCTTATATTGCAATTACCGACAAAAGTTTAACATCTTCAAAAATTCAATCTAAGAACTATCCAAGAACAAGTCTAAAAAACATAGACAATTTAGCAACAGTTATAGACATAAAAAACTCTGTTGAGAATCTAGTTCAAAAAGACTATGCAAAACTAGAAATAAGGCCAGATAACAGAGAAGCAGTTATTTTAGAATTACTCCCTTTTAGAGTAAGGTTTCAGAATATTGGTCTAAGTATTGCAAGTGCAAGTATTCCTGGTATTGGTCTTCAAATCATTGGAATCAATAACTATATTCTTTAACATAATGATATAATGGCCTCATGGCAAAGATATCAACCACTAACGTAAAAGCCCTGTTTCAAACAGGCGATAGACCAACTCAGGAAAACTATGTAGATTTAATTGATAGTACTTCTGCTAGGTCTACCGATCTTGGATCAGATGGTAATAATGAGTTAACAATTAATGGAATTGAAAACTCAACAGTGTTTGATAATTTTGCAGCAAGTGAGTTTAGATCAATGAAATATATGATCTCTCTTAAATACGTAGCAGGTGGTGCAAACAAGTACTCCTCTACAGAAATTAGTATTCTAATTGATGGAACAGATGTATCTGTTAGTCAGTATGGAATAGTTGAAAACGATGGGAATATTGGCACCATCTCTGTTTCAAGGGCTGGAGACACAGTTTCACTAACTGTTGTTCCAGTAGGGGGAATTACACCTATAACTCTACGCTATATGCGTATGGGATTAAAGGCCTAACCAAGGAGATAAAAGATGGCAACCGTAACAAAAGATTTTAGAGTAAAAGCGGGACTGATAGTTGAGGGATCAACTGCGACCGTAAACAACCACGACATATTAACAGAAGCATTAGTAGACGCCAAAGGCGATTTGTTAGTTGCTTCAGGTGCAGATGCCGTAACCCGCCTCGGCGTGGGTACAAACGGATATATTCTCACAGCAAATTCTGGAGCAACAAATGGAATTGAGTGGGCAGCACCACAGGCAGTTGGCGTGTTTGGTTCAAGCATTGAGTTTGAAGGTGCAACTGCAGAC